CGAATCCATAGCGCCGCGTCTTGAGGCGGCCGCCAACCGGCGTGAAGTAGTCAATGCCCAGCGTAGAATCCGGCGGATCATCTCCGCGCTCCACGTCTTCCAGCAGAAACAGCTTGCCGGTCAATGAGGCGGCAAACAGGCGGCGGCTGGTCGCATTGCGTTGGGCCACGATCAGATTGCTGATCCCAAAAGGATAGCTGTCGATGGTTTCCCATTGCTCGTTGAGCGCCGAGTAAATGAACAGCGCATTGTTGAGGTCCGCGCCATCGACCGGCGCTGCCAGCCAGTAACGGTTGTCGTGCCACAGGCCAACAGCGTTCTCAGCTCCATCGCTCGGAATGCGGGCGATCTGGTCCGCGATGGCGTCCGAAAGAGGTTTGGTATCGCCCCGCAATTTAAGATCCAACCGCGCATCGAGGCGGTAGACGCCGGCATCCGAAAGGAAATAAATATACTGACCGGCCGTAGCGATGGACCGGCGGGCGCTGCAACCAATTTCATCCGTCAGCAAATCCAACCGCGAGACCAACCCGTCGCCGCTTGAGGGGTCGTAGGTCTGGTTCACGGTAGCCAGCCAGATACTGTTGCGCATGAAGATAAGGAAGCTGCCCTCCACCCATGGATGCACCGCCACGATGTAGTCGTTGCTCCCCTTGTTTGCCCGGAAACTGGCCCAGAACGGATCGTATAAATCTGGGCTTAAAATATCGGAGAGCATGACCTGGTCGCGGCCGTCCGGCAGGACGAGGCGGTTGCCGATATAGCTGGCCCACGGCACGGAGCGCATCCGGCGATACGTTGCGCCCTCAGCCGGAACGCCACCCGGCGCCTTGACAAAAGGCGTTGTAATATCGCCCGTCCAATACAGCGGCGGCTTGACCCTGCGCACCGTGCGCCCCGACGCCGCTGCCATGGATGCCGTGCCACTGGGCACCGTAATGGTGAAGCTGTTCGTGCTGACGCTGACGATGCCGTATTCGTGGCCTGCAAATGCCGCCACCGATCCACCGTCCAGCCGCACCCGCTGCCCAGCCGAGTAGCCATGCGCCGTGCAGTAGACCGTGGCCGTGGTGCCAGAGACACCGATCCCGCCCGCCGTCAGTTCCTTCGGCCCCCAGCCCGCCACATTCTGGTCGGCCTCCCGCAGCAGATACATCCGGTCAAACGCCTGCACCATCGAGACTTTGTCGGTCGGCTCAATGATCTCGGCCGCAGGATACGGAAGCGGCTGCAAGTAATTGACCGCCACCAGCTCGTTACCCAACTCGTCGGTGATCGGATCGCCGGTGTGGTCAGTGATAAGACTGGTTACATCTCCAAGGCTATTCGTGTCATTGTAGACAAATGCCCCCGTTGCCGTAGCCAGCAGGATGTATTCCTTGTTGTTCAGCCCCGGCGAGCGGTAGGCACCGCTGGCAAACACGCCATTCGGGTAATCCGCGAGCAGTTGCACGCCACTGGTTCCGATTGCCAGCGTGAAATCCAGCACCGTCTCCGAGGTCTCAATCGGATCAAACCGGAACGGCAACGTGACCGGAAAATCCCCCGGTAGCAACTCGTCCGCCAACCGCCGTGCCCCCTTGCGCGCCTTGGCCGTCCCGCGATCCAAGCGCATGTTCTCCGAAAGTTGGAGAACGCCGGCGGGCAGCGACACGGGATTCAGTCTGCTGGCAAAGCCAACAAATCCTGCATCACCATCGCGGGCGGTTGGACTTTCGAGGGGCATTAGGTAACGATTTTCAGAGTTCCGCCATCTTTCCAAAGATCGCCTGCGCTTAATCCCGCTGCTGAAACTGGAAGGCTTGGCATGTTAATGACGCCGCTATGCTTAATAGTTAGGCGATCAGTAAGCGATCCTGCGGAGTTGACAGCAAACACAAGGTTGCACGCCTCGTTGGCCGCTGTGGCGCTAACCAACGACCCTCTTATGCTAAACGAGTTTTGTTTGCCCGCGGCATACAGTTGAGAGCCAACCACTTTGGACCCTACTCCTGCGGCAAAAGCTCTTCTATCAAATAATTCAATGAAAGTTTCTGCGCCATTTTGCACAACAAGGTTATTGTTTACAGTGCGCTCCGGCTGCGTAATTGACACCGTGTAGTAGACATTGGCAATCAGAGACGTGGTAAATTTTACGTTGTCATTTGCAAAATTAAAGTCTTGTGCAACACCATCCAAAATACATGCCACAAATGCTGATGCGTCAGCGCCTTCTGCCATATTGGCGGCATAGGTTCCTGATTGAAAAGAGGACGTTGTGCAAGTGACGTTTCCATTTTGCACGTCCACGCAAGCTCCGGTTGAGGCAAATACGCAAGCCGTAATACGGACGGCGGAATCAGCCGCTGAGCCGCCGGTCGTGTTGACAACAACTGCTGATGCAGCGGCAATAGAAGTGCAACCAGTTAGCGAAGTGATGGTAGAGTTTCCCGTAATCTCAAAACCACAAACAGACCCCGTGTTTGGATTGGTGTAGTCGGCTTGGCAGCGAACAAAACCAACATTGCTTACGTCATTGGCAACGTATCCCTTGGTGTATCCATAGGCAAAACAGTCGATTAAACTTGTCCAGTCGCAGTAATTGTTAAGACGGAATCCGTTGCCCGTGCGACGATTTGAGTCTGGCGTGTTGGGCGTGTTTCCAACGCCGCTAACCGCAGCGGTCAAGAACGGCCAACAGTGAACAGCATACAAGCGATTGATGTCGAACGAAGTGTCAATGTCTACTCCGTTTGTGCAGTCGATGCGTGCATGTTCAATGCTGATTCTGTCGCTGCTAATACATTTGATTCCGTATTCATGGCCAAGAATAAGACAATCTACAACAGATGCGTCGTTTCCGACATTGGGTGTTGCTGTGCCTATTTGAACGGCAGTTCCTGCAAAATTGCCGACAACTGCCAAAGCCTCTGAGGCATTTGCGGGAACGGACGCATACAGCCCACTGCGAATGATAAGCAGGTTTTTCAGACAGGCATTGCGCTGAAGAAACAAAGTAGCTCCGGTTCCAAGTTTGATCTGGCAACCCAAGGCGTAATAATCTGAAGTTGGCGATGGGCTAATTCCATGGTCAAAAACTCCGCTAACGCGCACGTTTGGTTTAAGCGTCACCGAAGACGCGCAATACAGCTTCATCGAGTGCGGAACAATCACGGTTCCGCCAGAAACCCCAATGGAGTCGATTGCGGCTTGAATCGCGGCCGTGTCGTCGGCCACGCCATCGCCAACCGCTCCAAAGTCCTTTACGTTGACCGTGCCGTTGATCGTATTCAGCCCTTTGGCCAGCTCGGCGCCGGTGGCGCGTTTGGTGATGCCGCCTTGACTGATGATCAGCTCGTCGGCGGCGTTGACGGTTGTGGCGTCGGTTAGTTGGGGAATTGTTTTGGCCATTGGGTAGTTGAGAGTTGAGGGTTTAGAGTTGAGAGAGGGCGGCTTTTAGGCGGGTCTTGAATCTTGCTGCATCACCCGGGGAGATGTCGGTTTTGCGGGTTGGGGAAACCTGTTGGTGCGTGACCACCATGTTCAGCGGGATACCCCACTTCTTCATGCGGGGGACGAGGTATTCGAGGGCGCTGTTCATGGCGGCCTCGCCGAGCGGGTCTTCGTAGGTGTTGCCGTCCCAGGCGACACCGAGGCTCCAACTGTTGAGGTCGGAGCGGCCCTGCCACGAGCTGCGGCCGGCGTGCCAGCAGCGGTCGGTGTCGTTGGCGAAGACGGTGCGGCGGCCGTCGCGGGATATGAGGACGTGGTAGCTCACCTTACTCGCGGGGTTGGTGATCCAGGCGCAGCTGCCCCGGTAGCTGCCGTCGCTGTGATGCAGGACGATGGCTTCCGGTTTGATGCGGTGGGCTTGTTTGTTCGGCGTGCTGAGACGGCGCTCGTCGTAGGTCGTCAGCGGTGGCTCGACGGTGAAGCTCGGCCTGGATGCGGAGACATAACTCGGCAAGGCCGGCGCTGGGATAGCGTCGGATTTCTTGCCAAAGATTCTCTTGATCCAGGTCCACATGGGTTATTTCGCGTAGCCTTTGGGCGGGGGATTGACGGTGACGGTGGCTTGTTGCTTGAGGAAGTCGTAGCCGACCGTCACGCAGCCGCTGCCCAAGAGGGCGAACCCGGTGAGCAGGATGAGAGCGGCGATGGCTTTGATGGTTTTGCTTTTCATCGGCGTGACGGAGTTTTCAGTTTTCGGTCTTTGATCAGTTTGCAGTCTGAATCACTGAACCACTGAACACT